TTAGTATTTCTTTTTATCAAAAGAAAGGTTTCGGAAGAAATGCCCTTTTCTTCCGAAGTTTGGGTAAGAAATAGCGATAACTTCCGAAAGAATGGCAATAACTTCGGAAGAAATAGGCATAACTTCGGAAGTTATTATAATAAATGGGTAAGGAATTTCGACCCGAAAACACCCGAAAAGTGCCATTTTTGAGGGGTATTTTGACCCCTGTTTTTCACCCAATTTTCAGTAAAATTTCAAAAATGGAATTTATGCCCATTATTTCGGAAGAAATGGGAATAACTTCGGAAGAAATACACATTTATTCCGAAGAAATAATAATTATTGGGGAAAGAATACCTCCAAACTTCGGAAGAAATACCCATTATTGGGGAAGAAATAGGTATAAATGGGGAAACAATTTCGAGAATGAAACAGCCGAGCGAAATGCCCGGCTGTTGTCTAAATGTAGAAGAAAATAGACGGCGTTAGTTGTCGTTTTCGGCGGCGAGCTGTTTCAGTCGTTCCTCTATCGTGGTGGTGACATCGCCCGAGACCGACACCTCGGCAGATACTGATTGCATCTGCGGCGTGTGGTAACGCAGCAGCTTCTCTTGTATGGCCGCACGGTCTTTGGCCTCCATCTGCATCATGTCGATTTCAAAATCAGAAATGATGAGCGGTTTGCCGTCCGGGTCGCTCAACGTAACGGTATTGTAGAGATTTCCGTCCTTGTCACGAAATTCCAACGTGCGAGGGCTTCCGTCTATATTCGTCTGTGGCTTCGGCTCAAAGTATGACATAGACTGAGCGCGAAGATGCTCCTTGAGCGGATTTGGTTTGTTTGGAGTACCTTTCTGTCGGCCTCCTGTTTTTCGTCCTTGTGCCATGTAATCCAAAAGTTAAAGATGTGATGCAAAGGTAGGTGTTTACCTTTGCTCAATAATTATAACTTTTTAATCACATCAAGACATGGGCATATTAGGCAGTGCAATAGGTGGCGCATTGGGCATCGGAGGAAGCATCTTCGGTGGCATCAGTGCTTCAAAGGCGATGAAGAAAGCCAAGAGGATTGTTGAAGGAGAGATGAAAGACAATCAGAATTGGTATGACCGCCGCTATAACGAGGACGCTACACAACGTGCAGACGCACAACGCATCCTCACAATGACAAATGACAATATCCGGCAACGAAACCAACAGGCAGCAGGATCGCAAGCCGTTATGGGAGGCACGGATGAGAGTGTGGCAGCGACAAAAGCGGCAAATAATCAAGCAATTGCTGATGCTACATCGCAAATTGCTGTCAATGGTGAACGCCGCAAAGACCAAATCGAAAGTCAATATATGCAGACGAAGTCCGACCTCAACGAGAAACTGAGAAACATTGAGATAGGTAAAGCAAATGCCGTCAGTCAAGCAGTGCAAGGTGTCGCACAGGCAGGTTCTAACATGGCAGGATTATTCTAAAACATTACACACAATGATAGACCCAAATAAACCAATCATAGATCCACGGACAACAGTCGTAGACGGAACTACACCGCCTACTACTGTTACTCCTACAGGTGGAACTACTCCACCGGCCACAACACCCGACAATGTTGTGCGCAGGGACGATACGCAGCCGGTTGTTCCAAGTGGAGGCTCGACAACGACCACAACAAAGACAACCACTTCTGTCCCTATATCCACCTCCATACCTGCTGAATATACCGCGAGTAGTTATGAAGAACTTATACCGCAGCTTGAAAAACGCATGGCTGAGTATAAGCCATTGTCGGAGGAGGAACTGAAGAAGTTGCGCCGACGTCAAAAGGTAGAGGGCATCATCAGCGGAATATCTGACGCAGCCCAATCTGTAGCCAATCTCATTTTCACACACCACTATGCGCCAAATATGTACAATCCCAAAGAAAGTATGTCTGCAAAGGCGAAAGAACGGTTTGACAAGGAAAAGGCGCAGCGTGAGGCCGATGCAGATAAATTCCTCAACTATGCCCTTACTATCGGCAAGTTGAAAGATGCCGACAAACAGAGAGGATTACAGGCATGGCAGACAGAACAGACCCTTGCCCGACAAGACCGCGCATTTGACGCAGGTAGAAAAGACCGTGACGATGATGTGGCATTCCGTAACAAAGACTATGACGAGCGTGTGCGTCAGTGGCAAGCCAACTTCGACCGTCAAGGCGAATGGCATAAGGAAGAGGGGCAGCGTTGGGAGCGTCAGTTCAAGGAGAGTGTTCGTCAATTCAATGTAAGTTCTTCACTTGAAAGGCAGCGCATCAACATCGCAGCTCAACAAGCCGCCCACGCCATGCAGCAGGGTCAAATGACATTCAACCTCGGTTCCGGCAACGGAAATGTTACTTTGACTATGGACAAACTCAACGCTCAGACAGTTTCACGTATCTATCACACGCTTCCTGCAAATGTTCGCTCACAAGTGCAGGGCGACCCGATTGTGCAGAATGGCTTTGTTGTTGGCTACAAAGAGCCGACAACCGAGGCCATGCTTATTGCCATTGGTGCAAACGTGGAAAGTTCTCCGGCCACGCAGAACGCAATCAGACAGGTTGCAGGTTTGGAGAAAGGCGACAAGCCCAAAGGATATTAACCCGATAAACATTATCTCAAAATATGGCTAATCCAAACGATAATTTACGCAGACTGTATCAAAACGGACTGAAACATTTCTCTCTTCCCGACTTTGATACATTCCAACAGGATATGAGGGACGAGGAGAAGCGTAGACGGTTCTACACGAATATGCAAGAGGCATACTCGTTGCCAGACTTCGATACATTCTCAAAGGATATAGGTGCGGTTGCTCCGCCTCCTGCACCTACTAAAGCACAGCCTCAACAGACGGCTTCAACCGTGAAACCGATAACTGATAATACCGCACAGCAAGCAACCGTACAACCTGCACAGGCACAAGGTCAGAAGCTCACTCCCATGCAGCAAATGGGATTTCAGATGCAGATTGATGACATGAATGCTCGCATGAAGCAGCAAAAGCAGCAGTTCGACCAACGCATAGAGGGCATAAAGAAAGGAAATAAGCCCGGTGCATTCATGGGCGAGCGAGAGTTCAACCCGACAACCGGCAAGATGGAAACCCACTACTACACTACGCAGGGCGACCGTGTTGGTTCTATGTTTGAGCAGAGCCAACGCAATACCGAATACAATAAGTGGTGGGAAAACAACACCGAGGACGGCAAACGGCACAAGGAACAGAGGTTGCAACGTGAGTTTGACGAGCGTTTGGCAACTCTTTGGCAGCGTCATAACCCCACAGAGGGGGAAAACGCAGCAGAACAGGCATGGTCAGCAGCCGAGGCACGGCAGAAGAAAGATAGCGACCGCGCTGCAGATGATGTTTACAAGACTACCGGCAATGCAATGACCGATGCCTTCTTGAACAGTGGTCGAGAAATGCACTATGTTAATGCCTCCTTATTCTCTCATAAGAAACAAGTGGCACAATTGACGAACTTCGACCTCGACCGTCTGATGAACGACTCATGGGACAATCTCGGAGAGGCAGGACAGAAAGCACTCATTGACGATTGTTATAAGATGCTCCGCTACCGTAATCCGGGAGTGGATGAACTTGTGCTGTATAATCAAGCCAAACAGTTTGCTCGTCAGCAATCAGACCTCAGACTTTATAACCTTGCCGTTGAGAAGAACCTGCCAAAGGGTAATCTTGAGTATCTTATGCGCAAGATTGGCGACATGAATATGATTGCCAACATATCCAAAGGTATTGCAGTATCATCTGCCAACGGAAAGACCGGCGACATGGCCGCATACGAAGCCGCCAACGAACAATACAGACAGGACGGCCACAAGATACTTGATGTAACCGGCACCGTTGCCGGTTTTGCCCTCGACCCCACTACATGGCTGTCGGCAGGTGTAGGTAGTGCCGCAACAAAGGGCGCAATGTGGGCAGGTGGCCGTTATCTCGCAGGACGAGGAGCAACTGCAGCAGTTACCAATGCCGCCACTCGTCAATTTGCCACATCCATGACCGGGCGCATTGTCGGTGGCGTTGTCGGCGGTGCTTCCAACTTTGGCACATTTGAAGGTGTCAAGGAAATGGAAAACCAATTTGCACACGGTGGCCATGTCGTAGGACAGGACGAAACCGGCAAATACATCAACGATGGATATTCCGCCGGGGCAGTGGCCGGGCAGTTCGGTCATGGTCTGTTGATGGGTGGTGCTATCGGTTGGCTTGGCCCTGTGTCGGGCAATGTTTCCGACAAACTCGTCAGAGGAACATCAAGCACAGTTGGCAAGGTTGCTACTCGCGCAGGTGTCTATACAGGCGCAACTATGGCCGAGGGTACAATCTTCTCCGTTCCCGAATGGATAGAGGGCGACCGTGACGGCTTTGACGTGTGGACTGACAACATGGCCATGATGGTAGGTTTCAAGGCCAAACACATATTAAAGAGTGCCGGTGGTGTTCTCGGCGACCTTAAAGCATCATTTGACAGCCCTACCAACGGAGCAAAGAACCGCCTCGACTTTGAGAGCAGACTGCGTATGCGCATGGACGCTCCCTCTGACGGCGACATGGCACTGACAAAGGACGAGGAGGCCGAGCTGAAGCGTTATGGTTACGACCTGCGCGACCTTGTGGAGAGTGCCGAGCGCACCGGCGATGCTTCCGAGGGAAACATCATTGCAAAGGACGCCCCCGAAATCGTTAGCCGACTGACAGACATGGTAACAGACCCACGTGTCAGTGAGGCAGCGAGAGCCAAGATGTATTACTATGCCACTGGCCGCAAACTTCCGATGTCCACCATTATGAAAGGTGAACTCTATGAGGACGGAAAGGGAGGATTTATCGTGGAGTCGCAGGGTGCAAATGGCGTGATAACCTCTCGCTCATTCAAGAACCGCAAGGAGGCCGACCTTGAATTGCAGCGCATCAACCGTCAGACCGAACTCAACAGCATAGAAATTGGCGAGCGTTATCAGCAGACAACCGACTTCGAAAACCGTTTACAGGAGGCTTGCCGCACCGTTGCATCTGAAAACGGTTGGGACATGGTGGAGGTTTACCGTACCTGCGAAGAAGCACGGCGGAATTACCTCCGTGGCGGCGACAAGCAATTTGACGAGGCACAGCAGAACATCCTCCGCAAGGTAACGGATGCAATGGGCGAATTTGAGGAAACCGGCGCAACCGATGCCATGCGTGGCCGCATCAACGAGAAATACGGCGTGGATATTGACGCAGCAATCCGTAAGGAGGCCAACCGCCGCACACAGGCCGAGCAGACTGCCATAGACGAGTATATAGATGAACTTATCCCCGACAAAGCAAAAGACCGTCCTGTTGAGGATGCAGATGTTGAGGACATCACCAATCAGAAGAGTTTGCCCGGCGGCGAGGAAACTTTTGATGATGAATTTGGTAACGAACCTATCGACCCTCGCTTTGACGGTGGAGAGGTTGCGCCCGACTACGACCCTCATCAGCCCGGTGGTGAGCAGAAACCCATTGGCCGTGCCGTCATGAAATACAAAGACCGTCCTGTCGAGATATTGAGTGGCCGTGTTGTGATGATGGAGGACGGCACCATGATTGACAATGAACGCAGCGATAACTCTATTGTCATTCGCGACCTCGCCACCGGTGAGATTGAAATGGTTTCACCCGAAGCCATTCTTTCATACGAAGAATATGCAGCCTCTGTTGATGAGGCTGAAACGACATCAGAGCAAGGTAAAGCACCCGAAGCATCTGTCGAGGAGCAATCCAAATACACCTCCGGCCAAATCAAGATACGAAACTCTGATGGCACCGAAACGCGCGGTGTCCTTACAGGCTATGTAGATGAGGACGGCAAACATGAGTATTATGTTGAGGGCGACCTGCAACATCTTCACTATGCTTCAGAGTTTGAACTCGACAACATTCTTTCAGACTATCAGCCGGACGCGCCGCAAGAACCCATCACGCCGAAAGACAGTCAAGGCAACGACCTTTCCGTAGGTGATGAGATAGTTCTGTCAGCCGGTCGCACAGGCATAGTCAGCGACATACAGCCCAACGGTGCTGTAACAGTAGACCACAACGGCGAGAGTGTGACCTATAATGAACAATTCGGCGACATTACTGCCACTTGGTTGCGCAAGGTTACGCCTACTCCTGTTGCAGAAGAAGTACCGACCACCGTTCCCGAAACCGCAGAAAGTGTTCCCACAACAGCGGAAACAACCGAAAATCCGTCTGTACCTGTTCCCAATTCTTCTGAAAATGGTAACAATGGCGGTGTAATTATTCCAACTGATGGCAACATTGGTGCGGAGAATATTCCTGTCCCTGCGGCAGCACCTCAGAGTGAGGTGGCACAACCACAAGCAGTAGAGCCTACACCATTGCAGCGTATTCCTCGTGATGAAAAGGGAGAACCTATCTTTGAACAGGCAGACAGCCCCGAAACCGCGTGGGATGCCCTTGTGGAGTTTAGCGAGGGTGATGCTGCCACGGCCAAAGAAATTGCAGATACTATGGCCGAGGAGAAGCGCAAAGCATTTGAAAAGGCACAGAAGCAGAAACCTAAAGGCAAGACCCCGACCGAAATCCTCGCATCGAAAAAAGCCAACTCAGCCGAACTTGCAAAGGCCGAGAGTGAATATCTCCATTGGCAGAAGATGGCGAATGTAGAACAGAACCGTCAAAATGCTATCCGTTCCCAGCAGGAGGTCGAGGCACGGAAGAGAGCGGCAGAACGCGCGGAGGCTGAAAAGGCGGAGCGTGAGGCACGGGAGGAAGCGGCCAGACTTGAGCGTGAAGCGTTGGAGGGTATTCCCGAATGGCACATGGATACTCCCGAGAACGCCCGGAAGCGCAGCGCGCGCCGTTTCAATGGTCAGATGTTCACTCGTCAAGAGCCTATTCAAAATGTGCCTGGTAAAGAGGTGGAGGTCAAATTCTCACAGAAAGACCTCCCGAAAGGTCGTGTCGCCGTCATTGAGGCCGAGCAGTTGCAGCCCTCGCACATGCAAGGACAACGTAACCCGATGTTCTTTATCGAGGAGGCACAGCCCAAGAACCGCTCAGAGGCCGTTTCCATGAATGCCGCAAGAGATATGGCCGAGGGTATCCGTCCGCAGGAAATCACCGGCAGCGCAACAGCGTACACCGGCGCGCCCACAGTGAACACTCGCGGCGAGGTCATTCAAGGCAACAACCGCTCTGATGCACTCCGTTACCTGTGGGAGAATAAACTGCCCGAACAGCAGCAGACCTACAAACAATACCTCATCGACAATGCAGAACAATTTGGTATTGACCCCGAAGCGGTCAACGCCATGCAGCACCCTGTCCTTGTCAATATGCTTGATGTGGACGATGCAGAGGCCATACGCTTAGGACAAATGACTGCACAGGACACAGAGAGCGGAGGCATTGAACGTATCAAGCCTAAGAATGTAGCGCAGAAACTTGGTGATGGTATGCGCTCATTTGCCACTCGCCTACTCAGTAGCGGCGATGATGAGGCCACCTTTGGGCAGCTCGTGGACCGTAACGGAACAGAGGTGTTAAAGTGGATGAACCAAGTAGGTGCAATCAGCAACACACAATTTCAGTCCGCTTTTGACAGTAAGGGCAATCTTACAGCCGAAGCCAAGAACGATTTGCAGAAAGTTCTGTATCAAGCTGTATTCAAAGGAGGCTCACAGCAGTTGGAAGAAATGTTTGACCGGCTAACGGCCAAAGCACAGCGTGCAATTCTGTCAACGGCTTTCCGCGATATGGACTCGCCTTTTGCCGGGAAGATGCTCCCCGAAATACAATCATCAATCATTGCTTACAATGAATTGATGCAAGACCCGTCATTTGAGTCTGCAAAGAACTTGGATGAGGCATTGAGGGCAGTTGAGGCGTTCAAGCGTCAGATTTCTCTTGATGATAGGTTTGAACAGTATATGCCGGCCGATAATTTCAGTAACTTTGCACTGCAATTGGCGGCAATGTATAAGGCGAGCGATATGTCGCAGACCACTATCGCATCCTATTTCAATCAGATGTACGACCTTGCACAAGGCAAAAAGGCCGCTACTCTCTTTGAGGAAGCCGACACAACGGAATATCCTCTTGCCGAGGTTATCAAACAAGTATTAGGAATAGATTATGAACCTGCAAAGAATGGAAACAACAATGTCACAGATGGAGGTGCTAATGTGGCTCTCCGTAATCAAGTCGGCCAAGGAGGGGAACTCCGAGGCAATGAACCACCTGCAAACGGAGAACAAACTCCGACAGGAACAGAACCGTCCGAGCGTGGAGCAGGAACTTCAGACAATAGCATTGAAGGAGGACGAGATACCAATGTCAACGGAGGAACAGTTGATGTTGAAGCAAATGGAGGATTGGCAGATGAAATAACTCCTGCTATCGGTCCATTTGGGGAAATATATACACAATTCAAAGGAAAATCCCAAGAGGCAATAGCCTATTTGCTTGACAAGAAAAGTGGTGAAGCAGTCGGCGCACTCCACCATAAAGAGATTGGAGACATTGACCTCGTTTATGGTAAAGAAGGAACAGGACATAGTGACGGATATGGCCTTGCCAAATTAGCCAAATATCACCCCGAAGTCCTTAATAATCTGCAAGACATTCTGAATGACATGGTTGTTACCAAGCGTTCGGAAAATCGTGTACAGTTGGAGAGTGAGAAATACCAAGCCGCTGTTCGCCTTACATGGGATAATAAAAAGAAAACATGGCTTTTAACCATGTTTGAAAAGAAAAACAGTGTCCTCGACAATACGACAGACACTGGCAAGACCCTTGTGGGCAACGGGAATGACACTGCTACTCCCGAAAACACTGTTATTTCTGATGGCAAAGATAATACTTCTTTGCCAAACGAGCAAATTTCAGAGGAAGAAATTGCAACGCAACACGCTGATGTAGAGGAAGAGCAGACACTTCAAGCCTCTATTAAGGCCGCTGCGTCAGAAGTAAACACCGAGCCGACACCTGCACAGGCAGAGGCAGGGAACTACAAGAAAGGCCATATCACCATTGGCGAGTTTGACATCACTATTGAGAACCCGGCAGGAAGCGTCCGCAAAGGTGTGGATGCTGACGGTAAGGAATGGCAGACCACAATGGCCAACACCTACGGCTACATCAAAGGTACAGAGGGAGTAGACGGCGACCACATTGATGTGTTCCTGCACTCCGACATGGACCAATGGGACGGACGAAAGGCATTTGTCGTAGACCAAACCAACACAGACGGCTCATTTGATGAGCATAAGGTGATGCTTGGCTTCAACGACAAGGACGAGGCCATGAGTGCCTACCTTGCCAACTACGATGCAGATTGGGCGCAGACGCACCCCGGGTTGCGTATCTCAGAAACCAACATCGAGGAATTCAACAAGTGGGTAGAGAGCAGCCACCGAAAGACCAAACCATTTGCGGACTACTCCACCGTCAGCAAAGTTACTGACGATGCCCCTGCCACAAAATCCGCTCCTGTTGTAGAGGGGGAAGGTTACAAGGTAGAACCTAAGCCATACACCAACAAGCAGGGAAAGACCATCGACACCTACCTCGTTACTTTTGACCGCGATTTTTCTAAAGAGGAATTGTCCGCCATACGTTCAAAGGCAAAGGCATTAAAAGGTTGGTATGACCGTGAAACTCGCGGTTGGATGCTTCGCAGTAGCGATGATGCCAAAGCATTTGCCGAGGATATTATAGGTAAGAGCGAGGACGAGGTGGCAGATGAGGCTCCACTGTCAATGGCCGACATGGAACAAACTACCGAAGCACCCGTTAAAAAGGTTGATGTCCCCGGTGTGTTTGATGCTCTCAAAACAAAAGGTGAAGCCAAACTGAGCGACCGTGTAGAGCCTATAGAGCAGCCGAAACCGAAAAAACGCAAATGGATTAGCGATGAGGATGCCGCCGAATTTGACAGCCTCCGCGACAACCTGCGCAACCATTTCGGAAAGTCGGGCGACATGGTGCAGGAAGCAGCAGCAGGTTATGGCCAGCCTCAACCCAAGCAGATGGACGCAGAAGTCCTGCGCATGGGTACACGCATGACATATCTAATGATGAAAGGCGGTCTGCGCTCGTTCTCTGACTACTGCGAGGCCATGAAAGACGAACTGCCCGACATTTTCGATGATATGCGTCCTCACCTAAAATCACTGTATGCAGCCGCACAAAACATGGAAGAGGTTATGCAGCTCGGTTGGGACGAGGAAATGGACGACCGCAAGACCGTCAAGGCGTTTGATGTTTACAACTTCGACAAACCAGGAGCAAAGGACATCATCGCCACAGCACAGCATACAGTTGATGAACAGGCATCTCAGCAACAGACCGAACAAATAATTCAAACACTTAAAGACCAACGTAATGAGCAAAGAAAAAAAGAGGCTGACGAAACATCAGCAGATACAGAAACTATTGTCGACAAAGCAGAGACTACTGCAAGTGAAGTCGAAAGTAAACTCGAAGCTACAACAACTGAGCAAGATGCCGAAAGACTCTCTCACAGCATCGACAAAGAACTCGATGAAGTAAACAAACAACTTGCACTCCTCGGTTATTATGAAGCCGATGAAGTAGACAAGGACTTCAACGAGGCATACGGCTATATGCGTAATGCGGAGCGGAAAGCAGTGCAAGATGCTCATCGCCTCGGTACGCAACTTGCCGCCGACCTCGGACTGACCGTTGCCCCCAATGATAAGGTAAAAAAAGGAAAAGCCGGGTTCGCGAGCAAGATAGCGCGTGGCAACATCGCTCCGGCTTGCGGTGACATATCCATACACCTCCCAATCGCTGAGGGGCGTGAACTCTATATTTCCATATCCTTAGACCCTGCCGACAAAGAAGGAGGAGAGGCACACGGTAGACTTATCTATGGCGATGACCTCTATGTAAGGGGCATTATGTTCCGCGTGGAGAATACTACCGGCAAAGGTGGTCGTTTCCTCACGAGCAATGATTACGCCGACCCTGCCGTAACATACGATGAGTTGCTTGCACACATACGCAGGTCTATTCGCCACCTGTTGCCGGAGGAAACCGTACAACCGGCCACACCTCTCACGCCTCAACCGGGTGAAGATATGGTACAGATGGCAGAGCGTGTGTCAAAAGACAGAAAAGCGAAGAAGCCTCATGTTACGCCGGAGCAACCCATCGGCGATTTGTTCGGCGGACTATTCGACAACGTAGATGCCGAAACAGACAATTCCAAATCAGTAACCCCAAAAACCAAAGAAAATGAGAAATCTAACGTACAATCTCGCTCCGAAGAAGAAGGGCGAGGGGGACAGCAACCGCGACCTAATGAACCGTTGGGAGAGAGCGCAAAACATGAAGATGAGCGAACTGACGGAGGAAGAATGGTTGAACGTGGTGGAGAGCATACTGTGTCTGACACCGAGCGAAGCGGAAGCGTATCTCAACCACATCAGAGCGAGCGAGGCGTAACTGCACCTAAGAACACTCGCAACAATCATGCTGAACGTGGCGTTGATTATGCTCCCAAAGGTGAAAAGGCTCGTATTGATGCCAACCTCGAAGCCATAGAACTTGCCAAGAAACTACTCGCATCCGGCGAAACGGCCACACCTAAAGAAATGGAGGTGCTTCGCCGTTATAGCGGTTGGGGTGGACTTGGTGCCGCTTTTAATGAGGGACAAGCATGGGCACCCAATCCTATCAACAAACGCCTCCGCGAATTGCTTACCCCCGAGGAATATGAGGCTGCTGTTATGAGCCGAAACAGTGCCTATTACACTCCTGCCCCTGTCATTGATACCATGTGGGATATTGCAAAGGCCCTCGGCTTCAAGGGTGGAAACATCATGGAGGGTTCAGCAGGTATCGGTAATATCATTGGCCTTATGCCCTCGGACATCAGCAAGCGCAGCGACATTCACGCCGTGGAGATTGACGACACCACCGGCGGAATACTCTCATTGCTCTACCCGGATGCAAATGTGGAGATACAGGGTTTTGAAAAGACACGCATCGGAAATTGTACGGTAGACCTTGCCATTACCAATGTGCCATTTGTAACCGGCCTCCATGTCATGGACGAGAGTGGCGACAGTGACCTTTCCAAGAAGTTCCGCGACATCCACGACTTCTGCATCGCAAAGAATGTGCGCAAACTCCGTGATGGAGGCATCGGTATCTTCATAACATCGAGCGGCACCCTTGACAAATCGCAGAAACTACGCAACTGGCTCGTGGGCGACAAGGAAGGCTGCGCAGATGTTGTAGGAGTATTCCGCATGAACAATCAGACATTCGGAGGTACTGCTGCTACATCGGACATTATTGTCGTGCGCAAGCGTGTGAATGGGCGAAAGAGTGCGAACGCCATAGATGTAAGTACCGTTTCCGTGGCAAGAACGGCATCCTTTGAAGACGAGAAAGGCAAGACGAAAGACCTGCCTATGCTCATCAACCGCTACTTCATAGAGCATCCCGAAAACATGGGAGGTGAAATGTACTTTGGTTTTGAGCAGGGAGACACCTATCGTCCTACATCTATTGGCCTGTTCCCCACTCGCACGGCTGACCAATCAGGAAGAATGGCTGCATGGGTTCAGCGTATGGCCGATATGGATTGGAAAACGGAGGCCGTCAGCAAGCCTACTGAACAGACCTCACACATCAACGAGGCACTCGGTGAGGGTGTCAAAGAGGGAAGCATGGTGACAGACAGCGATGGAAACCTGTGTGTCGCCCGGATGGGTCGTGCCGTTCCTCTCACTATAAACAAGAATAAAATCAAGGGGCGCACCAAAGAGGAGTGTTTCAAAGACTATTCAGAAATCAAGGACGCACTTGCAGAAGTTCTGAAATATCAGACTGAACACGAGGACGATGCAGGTTTGCAGCCACTACTTGACCGGCTGAATAAAGCCTACGACACTTTTGTGGAGCGATATGGCAACCTCAACAAGAACAACAATCTCGCATGGCTTCGCAATGATGTGGACTTTTCAAGCATTGTAGCACTTGAAACCTATTCAGAGAAAGGAAGCAAGGACGGCCAAAAGATTAAGACCTACGGTAAGACAGACATCTTCAGCCGCCGTGTCGTAGAGAAAGAGAGCGAACCTACCCCGAAGAATGTCAAGGACGGCATTATCGCAAGTATCTATAAGTTTGGACGTATTGACCCGGAATATCTTTCCACTCAGTTGGGCAAGAGCAATGCCGAAGTTAAGCAGGAGATTATCAGCAGTGGTTTAGGTTTTGAGAACCCGACCACCGGGCAGATTGAGGTATCATACGAATATCTTAGTGGCAACGTGCGCGAGAAACTGCGTCAAGCGAGAGAAGCCAATGAAGCCGAAGGAGGTGGATATGAACCAAACATCAAGGCATTAGAGGCCGTTTTGCCAATGAACATCCCTGCGCACCTCATAGAGTTTACTATCGGTTCTTCGTGGATTGACCCTAAACTGTATGAGCGATATGTTAAGGAACGCACAGACCTCGATGTAAAGCTGACGAATGCCGCCGGTACATGGTACATGGACGAACCGTACTACACCGACAAAGATAAAAACGATGCTATGGGTGTTCGTAGTGAGAAACTTGGTATATTTATCCCCGGCCACAAACTCATTGAAGCAGCCTTCACCAACAAGACTATCACCGTAAGTAAGACCGTAAAGGATTATGACGGCAGCACTCATACGGAAACAGACCCTGCGGCCACAACTGCGTGTGCTACAAAGGTGGACGAGATACGCCAAGACTTCAAGGATTGGGCGCGTACTCAGATGCAGTCAGACCCCGAGCTGTCTATGCGTATGGAGGAAATTTACAATGAGCAATTTAACAACTCAGTTCCAAAGTCTATCCCGGACGAGTTTGTACCCGAGCATTTCGGTGGCGCGGCCACAATGGTAGGAGGCAAACCTTTCCACCTGCGGCCTCATCAAGCAAAGGCCGTTATCCGTGCCACCACACAGCCTGTATTATTGGCTCATGAGGTCGGCACCGGCAAGACCTATACCCTTATCACCACGGCAATGGAAATGCGCCGCCTCGGTACTGCACGAAAGCCCATGATTGTGGTACAGAATGCCACGGTCGGCCAATTCGTGGCAAGTGCAAAGGCACTATACCCTAACGCCAAAGTATTGACCCTTGAAGATGCAGACCGAAACGCAGAGGGGCGCAGGGCTTTCTATGCCAAAATCAAGTTCAATGATTGGGACATGATTGTTGTTCCTCAATCTGTATTTGAGCGCATCCCCGACAGCATCGAGCGTCAGACCCAGTTTATCCAAGACAAAATCGAGGAGAAGCTGCTTGTGCTTGAACAGATGAAAGAGGCCGACCCGAACGGAAAGAGTATGATTGTACGCTCCGCAGAGCGCGAAATCAACAACCTTCGTGACGAGATAGCCCAACTTGCCAATGGTGGCACCACCGACAAGAAGAAAGAAAAGGATGCCAAAAAAGCCGCCGTTACCCGACAGAACGCTGAGGTAAAGGCAAGAGAAATGCTTGATCGTGCCACTGACGATGTGGAGGATTTCGATAGCATGGGCATTGATGCCGTCCTTGTCGATGAGGCTCACGAATATAAGCACCTCGGCTTTGCCACTGCCATGCAGCGCGGAGTGAAAGGTGTAGACCCCTCATATAGCAAGAAATCGCAGGGCGTATTCCTCAAAGTTCAGTCCGTGCTTGAAAAAACAGGCGGCAAGAATGTAGTATTTGCCACAGGCACACCTATCAGCAACACCGCCGCAGAGATATGGACATTTATGCGCTACCTCATGCCGGCAGATGTGATGAAGGACTACGGCATATACTACTTTGATGATTTTGTCCGCAACTTCGGCAATCTGCAACAGATGTTAGAGTTTACCACAAGCGGAAAGTATAAGGAGAACAACCGCTTTGCCGGATATGTGAACCTCCCCGAGCTTGTGCGTATATGGAGCGGTGTCGCTGACACTGTCCTCACACGCGAGGCCGGTGGCGTGAGCGACAAAATACCTCAGATGGAGGGTGGTAAGGCACAAGACATCTTCCTGCCACAGACACGCGCACTGCGTTCAATCATGAAGTACGTCAAGGAAGAACTTGATGCCTACGACAAAATGAGCGGCAAGGAGAAGAAAGAGAACAGCCACATTCCACTCGTCATGTATGGTATTGCAAAAGCCGCAGCCGTGGATGCACGACTCGTACAGGCTGATGCTGACGACGACCCAAACAGTAAGACCAACGAGGCCGTGCGTCAAACACTCCGCACACTTGAAGAAACAAAAGACTACAAGGGAACGGTGGCCATATTTGCCGACAACTATCAGAACAAGACCTCCGGCTTCAATCTCTATGAGGACATCAGAAAGAAACTCATAGATGCAGGTGTACCGTCTGAACAGATTGTCGTGATGAAATCCGGCATGACCGTAAACAAGAAACTCGACATCTTCAGCCGGGTAAACTCCGGCGAGGTTCGCGTTGTCATGGGTAGCACGTTTACCCTCGGAACAGGCGTGAACATACAGGAGCGTCTGCACACTCTTATCCACCTCGATGCACCTAATCGCCCAATGGACTACACCCAGCGTAATGGACGCATCCTGCGACAGGGAAACCTGCACAATGAATGGGGAATGCCGGTGCGTGTACTTCGTTTCGGTGTTGAGGATAGCCTCGATGTGACGGCCTATCAGCGTCTGAAAACTAAAGGTGCTATTGCAGACAGCATCATGAATGGCAAGCAACTCATGGATAATTCTATGGAGAACCGCTCACTTGAGGAGGAGCAAGACCTGTTCGGCGACATCACCGCGCAGCTCTCCGGCTCTGAATATGCCCTGCTGAAAAATCAGATTGAGAAAGAAGTTCGTAAACTAACAGCCCAACTGAAGAATTGGGAGGCAGACCAGACCTATATCCACAACCGTAAGCGTCAGATAGCAGGACAGAACAAGGAAGCAGAACAGCGCATTGCAGCCAACAAGACCTATCTTGAAGAAGTTGAGGCCGCTACCATTGGTGACATCACGGTAGGAAAACTATCGTTCCCCTCAATAGATGCAATGGAGGACTTCTTCACCGAGCAGAACAAGAAGAAAGCCGAGTTACAGGAAAAGGTACGTAAAGACGGTTACTCATCGCGTCCTGCTACGAGCGATATAGTTATCTCAGTTGGAGGCTTCGACTTCCATGTGCATACAGAAATCAGCAGAGAGACAAAGAGCCAACAGGGCAGTTTGTTCTATACTGCACCGGCTAAAATGACATACTCATGTCTTGAACTCGGCATCGAAGCCATGCCTGTAAAGGAGAACAAGGTGAAGAATGCTGTAACAGAAATCATGAACGATGTTGTCAGCGGTGAAGATTTCCGTGGCCGCATTGAAGCAGCCGAGCGTTACATAGAGCGCAACAATGCAGAGTTGCAATCCATTTCTGCACGTGACGGTGTTCCTTTCAAGGACGCGGAGGCACTTGCCAAAGCAGAGGAAAAACTTGCCGAATACGAGGAACTGATGAAGCAGGAAATGGAGGCCAAAGAAGCTAAGTATGCAGAAATGGATAAAGATGTAGAGGCCGCATCCAACATTGAACTAACAGAGGAAGATAGTGATGATGTTGCAAGCGAGCCTGTTGCTCGATATTCAGCAGAAAACAGTAACTTTGCAAGCAGATATGAAACCAAAGACGGAAAAACAATCGGCTACACTTCCGAAAACCCCGAAGCCTACGGAGTATCAGAAGCCAAAGACGGAACTGCCAATAGCGGGACCCGAGAAGCAGACATACAACGGCAAGGAGATAATCTACTCGCCGGACGCAATAGTAGACTGAACACCGAAGCCGGAGAGTTCAGCCTTGTAGAGCGTGTATTTACAAAAAACGGTTCGTTCAATTTTACAAGCGGTGAGAAGATTGAAAGCGCGGACGATGTTGCCTTTATCTTCTCTGCCCTTGAAGATGCAGCCAAAGAACACGCATTTGTCGTCTATGTAAAGGACGGACGGCCTACGGTCGTAGAACTTGGAATGGGAACATTCACTGCAACAATGGTGGATATTCCTACCGCATCATTGGCCTACAACCGCATCCGTCCCGACCAAGTCTATTTCGTACATAACCATCCGAGTGGCAATCTGAAATGTTCCTTGCAGGATGTTCAGATGCTGCAAAAGATAGAGGGAATGTGCGATGTCCCTGTTTCGGGTGTTATTATCAATCTCAAGACAGGCAAGTACGGAACATTTGACACTTCAAACAATACAGGTGTCGGAAACAAGCGTACTCCCGAAAACGAAAGCCGTCTGACAGTCCACACTTTGGATAAACAGATATTTGCGCCGGACTACGACCCAATGGCACAGCCTTTGGTACGGATGCCGAGTGATGTTGCGCAGTTCCTAAACTCCCACCGTATGGGCGACCGTGCAAAGGTTTCATTCCTCATACTCACTCGTGCTGGCCGCATTGTCGGTAACATTCACACTCCTTTCACTGAAATTTCCTCCAATCCTAAAGAGGTTGCACGTTATATCAGTGAGCGTGTTATCCAATTTGGTGGTGAGTCAGCAATCCTGTATGGCGACTTCCCGATGTCAAGTAGCGATGGAAAAGACTACAAGCGGCTGAAAGACTTGTTGGCGCAAGTAGGCGGAAACACTCTGCTCGATGTTATGCGTGTGGAGGGCAACCATACGAGAAGTGCCAATGATGAAGGACTACTCTATGAACCAGGCAGCGAATATGGAGCATCACAGAACGGTGATATTCGTTTCCGTGAAGTTGAGGATGATGCCATATTGACAGAGTTCGCAGAGGGCAAGACCGTAAAGGCATATCGCACCATGCAGGTGATTGACGGCAAACTCTACTCGCCTATGGCTACAAAGGTGGGCGGCAAGTCTACGCCGGAAATCAAACTCGGAGTGCCGGAACAGAGCGAGGAACACCCGGAAATCATCAAAGGCACAAAGGTAGGTCGTGACGGTATCGAACAAGGTTATGTTGTAATTGACAAAGGACTTGGCAAGGGTACTCTTACTGTGGCCTACAATCCGTATGCCCATACCTCGCGTACTGTGCTCAACGACCAATTCTCATCTGCCTATATCCGTCCGAACCTTGTCACCGTAGAGGTGGAGGTGCCGGAGAGCGAACTGACAAGCGGATACCGCGCACCGATGGCCAAAGACGCTGTAGGTGAAATCTCATGGCATAGCGGTAGTGTAAGCGGACAGTTGGCCGAACTCGGTCAGCCTCGCCGCGTTATCCTCACCCGGTACGACAGACCTGTACGCATCGTTCCATTCCGTGAGGTTGCCGAAATGATTGCAGCGCAACTTGACGGAACAGACATTGCCATACCTTACAATGTTGTGCAGCCGCAGTTGCGCTCCGAATTGGAACGCCTCGGGATTGCCGTCAGTGAAGAAGCCACCGGCACCGTTGCCGATGCTTCCGATTTTGGCAAAGCCGAATATGTTACAGACCAAGAGATAGAGCGCATCAATGCTCATCAGCAGGAAATGGCTCAGACTTCCAATGATGCCAAGACAGGCCATGCAGAAAGGCTTTCAAAGAAGTTTGGCACTCCTGTACGCATTGTTACAGATGCCAATGAACTGACTAACGCAAATGCGGAGCAACAAGCGCGTATGCGTAAGAGCAAGGGCTTCTATGACCCTGCCACAGGTGAGGTTGTTGTCGTGCTGCCCAACAATGCAAATGTGGAAGATGTGGCAGAGACCGTATTCCATGAAGTCGTAGCCCACAAGGGACTGCGTGAAATGATAGGCGATGAAAACTACGATACCTTCTGCGATGAGGTGTACGACCACCTTAAAGACGACTTGAAAAAACAGGTAGACGAAGAAAGTACACGCCGCTTCATGGGAGAACCGGGAAAGGACTATCAGCATCACCGCCGTGTGGCTATTGATGAAATGTTCGGTCGCATGTCAGAGAAAGGTTTTGAGGACTTCACCAAGGCAGAGCGCGGAATTTGGGCGAAACTCAAAGCAAAGGTATTAGAGGCCATCAACAAGTTCCTCGGCTCGCTGAAACTACCGAAATGGGTAAAACTCGGTGATAATGAGTTGCGCTATATTCTGTGGCGCAGCCATGAGAAACTGCGCTCAAAAGGCGACTATGTGGACATGGCTCGTGATGCAGCAAAACGCAACGAGTTAGGCCTGTCAAACGATGTCCGTTTCCGTGATAATGAGACCGGCGATATTTGGAATGACAGAAGTGTTGGCTTGGAAGAACGTATCACCAACGCAGCCATAAGATTGAGCAACAATCAAAGTGGCGACCTCACACTGCGCAATGATGCAATGAAAGCAATTGGTGGAAACCTTACCTCTCTCCGTAGAGCAATGGCCATTCAGAAGCAGTTCGACCAATCCACCGTTAAACGAGTGGCCGACCTTGCCCGAATACTGATGCAGAATGGCTATCTCTCCGGCATGAGTTCCGGGGAAATGCAGCGATTGATTTCTGCTGTAAAAAATTCCGTCGGCCATGCTGCTGTAAAGGAAAGCACTCAGAAGATTATGGACATCATGGTTGATAATCAACTGCGTAATGGTGAGGCCACACTTCGCAAACTCCTTACTATTCGTGGAAGCAAGGTCGATGCAAGAGGTGTCGAAGTGCAGGGCGCACTCGATGTAGACGGACAGCGCACTATGGAGGTTGTCAAGAAAGCCATGTCACTCAAGGAGGACGACATTAACGACCGAATAGCAGATGCACTAAACCGTATGAGCGACCCCGATCAAACTATTGCAGACCAAGCCGCAATAGAATATACCGGCCTCAACATGGCTCTCGACTATGTTCAAAACATTGCCGACAGTAAGGCCGAGGAGAAAGCATTGCGTGACGGACTGAAAACTGTCAAAGAAGATAAGGATGCCGGGCGCATGACTGAAGATGCCTACAAACAGTTTGTAGATGCTACGGAGAATGCAATCCGCAAGAATAAGATTGAAAGAGCTGAGGCTTACTTCAACCTTGTTGGCCGTCTGTCAGACTCCCTGCGAGGAAGCATTGAGAATGCAAAAGCATTCCGCGAGGCAGAAAAAGCACGTATCAACGAGATACACCACAATGCCAACTCCGACATGGAGGGTCGTCAGACCAACGAACACCATAAGGATGATTGGAAAGACAAAGTCGCAAACAACGGTTTTGTTCAATTCCTGTTCTCTCCTCTCGGTACGTTTGACCAAATAATGCGCGTATTTGGAAACAAGAGTGCCAACGGCGAGGGCTATCTGTGGAACCGCTTCATGAGAGGCTGGGTAGATTGCCGCAACAAAGAGTTGCAGGGTGTCAAGGATAAGTTCGCACAACTTGATGATAAGGCCGCAGAATTATTTGGCAAAGGAAAGACATGGGGCGACATCATCAGAATGGAGCGTAAACTTCCGAAAGCATCCGTTTCATTTTGGGACGGTGGTGAAATGCGCGACCATGAACTGACACAAGGCAACCTGCTATATATCTACATGGTAGACAAAATGACAGATGGCCGTATGAAATTACGCCGTATGGGTATCACGGAGGACGATATAACAAGCATCGAAAACTTCCTCGACCCACGTTTCAAGGTACTTGGCGATTGGTTGCAGAATGAATTTCTTGTTTCCACTCGCAACGAGTATAACGAAACACACAAGCGTATGTTCGGCGCATCAATGGCCGCGATTGAGAACTACTTCCCTCTGAAGATATTGGCAAATGCCAGGATAGACAAAGAGGAAGATGTCAATCAGCCCAACAAGCCGGACGGTATCACTACAAAGACAGGCAGCATCATCAAACGCCGTGTGAACAATCTCGCACTCGATATTACAGGTGCTGACGCATTGAGCGTGATACTTGACCATATTACGCAGATGGAGCATTGGAGCGCATACGCAGAATGGAACAGAGATTTGAACACCCTGCGCACCTATAAGCGTTTCCGTAACCAAGTTATCAACATGACTACTGTGTACGGAGGTGGCCGCAAACTGTGGGAGAACTTTAACGACTTGTGCCTAATGGCCGCAGGTGAGTATCGTCCGCCCATTGCTAAACTCGATAAGAGCGCGGTCAACATTGCTAAAGGTGTAACCGCAGCAAAGGTCAGCTTTAGAATGTTCACGGCATTGAAACAGTTACTCTCTGCCCCGGCATACGCTCCTGAGGTAAGCATTAGAGCCATAGCCAAGATCATTGCTAATCCTTACGGGGATTTCAAGTGGTGCATGGAAAATCTGCCTATATTCCGTGAGCGTTGGAGCAGCCGTATCAGCGGCGACCCTCGACTTCTCAAGTCCGATATGGATTGGAATATGTGGCGTAGCCGTGTTATGGAAATATCCTCGCGCATCGGTATGACACCTAATGCCTTTGTAGATGCTGTAACAGTTGCCATTGGTGCAAGAGCCATGTACGAAACCCGACTGAAGCAATATGTAGGCGAGGGTTATCCGTCTGACATTGCAGAGGATAGAGCCAAGCAGGATGCCGCTATCTTGTTCAATCAGACACAGCAGTCCTCAGAGTCGCCTTTCCTCTCAACAATGCAGGTAGACCGCTCATGGCTGAGTGTACTGTTTACCGTATTCCGTAACTCTGCCATGTCGTACACACGCCAAGAGTTTGATGCAGTTCGTAACCTCAAACGCAACCTTACTCCCGGACAGAGAACCAAGAGCGTTGAGTTTATGACAAAGCAGATACTCCGCGATTGGAACGTAGACCCGGACAAGGCCACAGACGATGAACGAGGAAAAGCCGAGGACTCTGCCAATAAGCGTTTCCGTAGACAAATCAAGAAAGATGTACTCCGACTTGCCACATTCGGCTTCATTCTTGAAATGGCATGGAACCTCGGACCCTATCTGCCTTACATCATTTTCGGTAACGATGATGATGAAAAGGATAAGATGTGGGATGATGCATTCACGCACGCATACTTTGGCAGCGTTGAGGGTCTGACCGGCGGAGATGTAATGAGTGCCTTCGGCAATATGGCAGCAAGTGGAGAATGGAACTTTAACCAACTCAGTAAGGATATGCCTTTGGCGAGCGACATCAACACTATTGCTAACAAATTTATCGGAGGCAAGAATGCCGAGGCTATCAATGACATCATCAACCTGTTGGTGCAGTCGGGTGTCGGTATGAACCCACAGAGCATTACAGATGCAGCAGTGGCCATTACTGATGCTTGCGGTGACGACCCGGCATTGAGCCATGAGGCAGCGATATTCGTCATGCGTGTCCTGCAAGTACCGCAGAGTCAAATCGACAAGATGTATTTTGACGAGATTGGATTGAGCGGTGAGGAGGCAAGCAAACTCACGCCGGAACAGTTGGCACAGCGATATGCCGAGTACAAGGTCAAGCGCGGCACCCCTCTTGCTCCGTGGTCGTGGGGCGATGAGGAACGCCTCGACAAATATCACAAGGTTGTTGAGGACAAGATGAAAGAGCGTTTGGATAGCCGAGGTGATGCCGCTGTAAATGAGGCATACGCCGACTTTGAGGCACGTTACAAGGCCGTTGATGAAAAGGCTAAAGAGGCAAGAGCCTTAATGAGAACAGACTATGCCGCAGCAGCCCAAGCACACGCAGCTCTGCAACAAGACCCCGACTTTACGCTGTATCAGCGTTTCGGAAGCCTTGACAAGCAACTCGGACGCATTTCCAAGATGTGGCTTACCTCCAAGACCCCGGAAGAAGCAAACCTCGTGGCATCTGCCGTAACCTCATATCGCGCCGGCATGGTGAAAGTATTGCAAGCAGAAACCGTAGAAAGCCAACAGTCAGCCATGAAAGAACTGACTGACCTCCTTAACGATTTCTACTCCAAATATCAAGCCATGCAGCCAAAACCGAGCCAACTCAACAGATAAAGTTCAAAATGTGTCGGTGGTGATTAACTTTGCCACCGACACTAATATAATCCTCCCGATATGGCTATTAAATTGAATAGACTAAGTAAGGTGAAACCTGCGAGCATTGAGGAAATGGACAGCATTGCATACGCACGGTCACAATGTGACGATATGCGCAGAGCAACAGAAGTCCTACTCCAAGCGCAGACACTATACCAAAATATGTACCGTTTTCGCCGTGAGCGAGAGCGGAACAAGCGTTATAACTACGGTGACCAATGGAGCGACATAGTGTGCGTGAACGGCAAGGAAATGACCGAGGAGCAGTACATTATGAAGCAGGGCAACATTCCGTTAAAGAATAACCTCATTCGCCGACTTGTGCGCAATGTTATCGGCGTGTACAGGAGTCAAGCAACCGAGCCGACCTGTTACGCGCGAGACCGTGATGAGCAAAAGTTGGCCGAAACAATGTCTACTGTTCTTCAGTATAATATGCAGTTGAACCGCATGACGGAACTCTATGCCCGAACAATGGAGGAGTTTCTTATTTCCGGCATGATTGTTCATCGCAAATGGTTTGGCCGGTTAAACGATAAGGAAGATTGTTGGACGGAATATGTGCAACCCAACAATTTCTTTATCGACAATAATATGCGCGACTTCCGTACATGGGATTGCTCGTGTGTTGGAGAAATACATGATGTCAGCTTTGAGGATGTATGCCATGAATTTGCCAAATCTCCGAGCGACTACGCAAAATTGGCTGAGATATATCGTAATGCGCGAGAGAGAACGGTATTCACGCAAGCATGGGAACAGTTCGGATATACTCAATCTCCCGAAATGGATTTTCTTGTTCCTCGTGACGAAAGCCGATGCAGGGTTATTGAGGTATGGAGAAAAGAAACGAAGCCACGGTATTGGTGCCACGACTACAACAATGGTGATGTTTTCAAGATTGAACTTGAAGATTACCAAGAAATGGTCGTTGAAGAAAATGCCAACCGCCTCATGCAGGGACTGGCCGCAGGTATGGAAAAGAGCGATATTCCTCTTATTCGTGCTGAGTGGTTCATGGACTCATTTTGGTATTTCTACTACCTTACTCCGTTTGGCGACATTCTGAGCGAGGGAGAAACCCCATACGAACATAAGAGCCACCCTTACGTGTTCAAGGCATACCCATTCATTGATGGCGAAATTCATTCATTCGTCAGTGATGTAATTGACCAACAGCGTTACACCAACCGCCTCATCACACTATACGATTGGATAATGCGAGCCTCTGCCAAAGGTGTGCTGATGATACCAAGCGACTGTATTCCCAAAGGAATGTCGCCGGAGGACTTTGCCGATATGTGGAGCAGACATGACGGTGTTATTGTCTACACCCCATCCAAGAACCACCGAGACCTGCCCCAACAGGTACAGGCAAACTCTACCAATATAGGCATCAACGAGTTACTGAACCTGCAACTGAAATTCTTTGAGGATATATCCGGCGTGAACGGTGCGCTTCAAGGAAAGCCCGGTTATGCTGGTATGTCGGCAGCACTCTACAATCAGCAGACGCAGAACGCCACCACCTCATTGCTTGACTTGCTCGACACTTTCAGCGAGTTTGTGCGTGATGCTGCCTACAAGGATGTGAAGAACATTCAGCAGTTCTACGATAGTAAGAGAGTGTTCAACATTGCCGGTCGTGCCGGAGCGCAGGTTGAGTATGATCCACGCAAAATTCGTGATGTTGAGTTTGACCTGTCTATTGTTCCGAGTACGGCAACACCGGCATACAGAGCAATGGCAAATGACTTCCTCATGCAGTTGTGGCAACAGCAAGCCATATCGTTGGAGCAACTTCTACAGGCCGGAAACTTCCCATTTGCGGACGAACTGTTGCAGTCTATCCAATCGCAGAAGGAACAGTTGGAAGCCGGGCAAGTCCCCGAGGGTGTATCTCCGCAACTTATGGCACAGGCACAGCAGGGCGCAAACATGGATGCCGTCAACCAACTTCAAGGAGCAATGAAAGGCCAACAGCCGCAGGTTTCATAGTTTAAGAACATAATCCATACGACAATGAAAGATAACAAAACAAAGAAAACGATTTGCATCGACTTTGATGGTGTGCTCCATGATTACTCAAACGGTTTTCAAGGTAAAGATGTATTCGGCGACATGATACCGAATGCTGACGATGGCACACAGGTACTACACGAAAAAGGGTGGAAGATTATTATCTACACTACACGCCCTAAGACGGCTGCTCTCGAAAAATGGCTTAAAGACCACAAGATTGCATACGACTACATTAACGAGAACCCCGACCAACCCGATGACTCAAAGGGTGGAAAGCTCATTGCCGACATCTATCTTGATGATAGAGGTATGACATTCCGAGGCCGTTGGGATAAATGGCTTATTGGAGATATTGCTGCTTTCAAACCAAGTGGCAGTCCTGGTGTAAAGGACGAAATGGAGAAAGAATATAATGTCGCCAAGAAAAGCATCATCGAACTTGCAAAGTGCGCTAAATGCTAAAACGAAGCCGCCGACACTACTTTTGGGACATATTTGAGATTGCTACTGCCGCGAGTTACGACTTGCGGCAGTTCCATTTCACGGAAACAGATATGCAGACCAATGGCTCGTGTCATTAACAAGTCGTCATGTTTTCCTGTGATAGCACCGTATGCACCGTTTTGTTTCCTCTCATAGCATAAATACTCGTCAAGACATCGTCCGTCACGTTCGATATAACTTCCCTCACGGATAACTTTAACGAGGGTAGAGATAACCATTGGCTTTGTGCTGACATTAGTATGAAAGCCATAGTTGAGAGGCAACCCTTCGAGAATTGCTTCTTCGGATTGTTTTCTTGCATAGAGATTGGGATATACGTCCTTAATCTGATTTAATATGTAATGCGATTGGTCTCCGTCTACTTGACGTTCCCTATCGTGTGTCTCAAGAGTATTGCTCTCAATAACGAGTTTAGAGCAATCATAGAATGCTGCTATTTGAGCAGCTTTCCATGCCAACAAGTCCATATCAATGTGACCATACCATTGAGCCACGACAGACGGTTTTCCTCCGTCCATCATCAGCAGACGGTCGAATACGACAATTACGGACCAGTCCGCTTTATTTGAGCGTCCTCCGACATCGACAACCGTAAGGTAGCGGTTTATTACTTCTTCAGTATCGTTAGGGTTTACCTGGTCGGGCAAGTTCCATACCCATAGCATACCTTGTGAGTCTGCCTTAAAGCGCAGGTCTCGTAATGCATCCTCTCCCTCGTCACCGTAAGCATATACATCACCTATGTAACGTGGAGTCCTACATGTGTTCCGCAACTTGTGTACATTATATTTATCGAACACACGTGCTCCCGAATTAACAAACGCCTCCACATCGTCAGACGGGAACTCTGCGGCAATTAACCCATGCTCTGTGTACTTCTTTCGTTCATTGATGTACCAATGAATAGCCTCTAATGTGGCACCAATTTGCCACAAATACCAAAGGTACTTTCCACTTTCCTCTCTATTAGATGTTACATTCTCGTTGTTCCTGTTGTTATATAAATTAGCTGCAAACTCTTCTACATTATCTATCGGCAAAGAATACTGTTCGATGTCGAACCATGAAACGAACATCGCCTCAAATTGCGATTTCTCCTCCTTTGCATCATCGTATTCCTTTTGGAAGAAGTTACCTGTACCATTGGCCGTACTCTCATACACAATCATCGTATATGGTTTGTACAAAACTCCTGAACAAGCAGAGCGTACAATGTCCTCCGGCTTCTTTCCGTCAGTGACTTTCCATAGTCCAACCTCAGAAAGGTGTACGAGATTATAGTCTCCACCACGACAACTATCCGGGCGTTCAGCAGTACCAATTTTAATTTTGCAATTTCGTTGAGGTACACGATGAATGCTTCCCGATTTACCAACGCCAACTAATTTTGGCTCGTTCTCATTATATGTTTCTCCTATCTCATGGAGCATTTCGACAGGGTAAGCCTTAATCATACGGTCGAACATATCCTTTATCTCGTCCGAACCAGAGCCTTGATGTGCAATAATAAGGGAGTTTAAGCCTACTTTGTGCATCAACTGCAACCACGCCATATAGATTTGTGACGTGGTAGAACCACCCCATTGACGTGCTTTTAACAAGATAAGACGTATAGGCTTACCAGCCTTTCTCAACCGTTCTAATCTTTCCACAAACCTACGTTGTGGTCTTGTCAGTCGGAATAATACATCTTCTCCACCTCCCTTATTCTTAATGAAAACGTATAAAGCAGCCCAAAATGCAAAGTCATATTTACAGCGTAATCGGACAAACTGCTTAATAACCTTATGCCTGTCAGCATCCCACTCATCTTCATGTTCAAAATAATACTCCTCTGCACTGAACGATTCATCTTCTCCATATTCTTCCTGTTTAATTTGGAACAGAAATTTATCAATAGAGCCAAGTTCAATTATCGCTCGTACAAGTGGTATTTGAAGCATCTCCACAGGAAGATACTGAACAGAAATCGAAAAATCTCCTATGACTACACGCTTCCTTTCTCCAATAGAACCTTCGCCGGTTATTGGATTAAATTTTGCATAGACTTCTGCATTTCGCCTATTATTTTCAGTTAAAATATCAGAGATTGCGATTTCCTTTGCCGTAGTCATACCACCCATTTCTTATTTTGAACAACCTCTCAAGTGCTGATGAAGCCTCCATGTAGAATTTTGGTGCAGGAGAATTAACGACCTTAAAGACCAACTGACACAGATGCCAATCGGGATGTGCCTCCTTCAGTGCAACGACACGGCGATGTATCTCCTCAAACATTTCACGTTTTGTCGGACGCATTGTTTCCAATACAGGCTTCCCTCGCATGATAGCTGACACGACAGCAGCAGCCCTCTCCTCCGACACCCAAAACCGTGGAGCAGGAGAATTTACAATTTTCTCACCAATTTCGTTCAAACGAACAAATTTTACTGCACTTATTTGTTCACGATATGCCTTTAGCAACGCCGCATTTCGCTCGCGAGTAAAGGACAAGACACTTCCGAAAGACTTCATTGCGCTGCACTTTAAGGGTTTAACTCCTTACAAAGGTACTAAATGCAACTCAAAAGATAACGATGATAACCGACTTTCTCAACTTAACTTTGCCCATATAAATTTGAAAATCTTACCACAAATTAAAATTATGGCTGAGGAAAAGCAAGTTAAGAGCAGACGTGACCAATTCGGTGAACGACTGAAAAAGAAATATCCCGACCGGGAGTATGCCGATGATGAAGCCTTATTCGGTCAAATCAATGACGATTATGACGAATATGACAAGCAGTTGTCGGGTTACAAGGAGCGTGAGAGCAAGTTGACGGATATGTTCACTAACGACCCTCGAAGCGCACAGTTCATAACAGACATGGCGCAGGGCAAAGACCCTTGGGCATCGCTCATTAACCGCATCGGTATTGACGGTGTTAAAGAAATGCTTGACGACCCTGCCAAGATGGACGAGTTTGCAGCAAGCAACAAGGAGTATGTCGACCGCATGGCCAAACAGAAAGGTTTGGAAGAAGAATGGCAGAAGAATATGACAGCCACACTCTCCATGCTTGAACAGAAGCAGCAGGAACTCGGCCTCACCGATGAGCAGATTGACGAAGCCGCCGATTTGATTAAGGAGATAACGAATGATGCTGTTATCGGTATCATTAAGCCCGAGACAATCGACATGGTACTCAAAGCCATCAATCATGATGCAGACATGGCGGCTGCAAGCGAGGAGGGGGAAATTCGTGGCAAGAACGCCAAGGCCGAGGCGCAACTGCGCAAGCCAAAGCGTGGTGACGGTACTCCGACACTTGCCGGCGCGAACAATGCCCCTGCGCCATCTCGTAAGAAAGACTCAATCTTTGACATTGCAGACGAGGCACGATAATGGGAGAGCATATCAAATTCGTAGATAAGCCTAAGCGTCCTACCAAAGGAAGTGCAGGATTGCAAACCCAACTACCGGGATGCGCTACAACTGTAGGCAATCTCGCATCGGCCACCGGCGGCATTAAACCAGGCAATATAGTATCAACAGATAAATAACATTTTATCATCATAAAATTTTACAAACTATGGCAGCAGAAGAAACCGTAATCGTAGGTTCGGGAGCAGCAGTTCCCACCTCTCCCGGTTCAGCAGGGGTACAATCCCAAGCACCGGGTCAATCAACCACCGTCAGCACTGTTGCAGGAGCAACAGGAGGTATTGCACCGGGCAACCTTGTAGAAACCGACATTGACGAGCAACTGTTCCGCTTTCAGAGCGAGGACACCGCCCTTATGTCGCTTATGCTCAAAGCAAAGAAAGTCAAGGTAAACAGCCCAGAAGTTGAACACTTCATGATTGACGAGCAGCGCAGCACCCTCACAACGGACACCGCCGTCGCCAAGGGTAACGCAGCGCAGTTTGTTCTCCCTCTCAATGCGAGCGACCAAAGCATTCCTCGTGATTATCACACGCTCCTTGTCCCCGATGTAGACGGCTACACGCAGGACGGTCAGACCGTTACGCCCGGAAAGTGCCTCATGCTCTTTGTAACAGGCCGCGACACCACCAGCGACAACCCTGTTGTTCGTGCCGTCAATGGTCCCAAAGCAAATGCCTCTGACGCATTCTGCACCACACCTGCCATTCCTGCCGGTAGCAAGGTGAAACTCCTTGCCAACGCGATGTATGAGACGCAGAAGGAAGTAGACCCCGACCTCATCGTTCCTCGTCCCTCTATCGTGTATCTTCAGAAGCGCGGCATGAACCAAGTCGTTTCCGACTACTTCGAGGCGCAGAAGAAGCACATTCCTTTCACGCAGAGCCTCATCGCAGAACAGGCCATCCTCAACTTCAAGCGTGCCGGCAACCGCACTCTGTGGGCAGGTCACAAGGGCAAGCTTCCTGTCAAGGTTCCCAAGCTCGGCGAGCAGATGGTTTACTTCACTGAGGGTATCCGTTGGCAGTTCAAGCGCGAGCTTCAGCATACAGGAACGTGGACATACGAGAAACTCATCGCCCTTGCCAAGATGTATTTCACCGGCGAAGATGTGCCTAAGACCGCCCTCTTGCTTGCAGGTAAGAACCTGCTTGAGGAACTTCAGTGCATCGACTTCAGCAAGCACAAGGAGATACAGATTATCACCAAGACCAACCCCGTAGGTTGGACGGTGACAAGTATTCACACCGTGTTCGGCGACATCGACATTAAGCGTGAGCCTACCCTTGACACGCTCGGTTGGTCTAACTCCGGCGCGCTTATCGGAGAAGACCGCCTCGTCCACTACATCTATTCGCAGCAGCACGAGTTCAACGACCGTGTTGAGGGCGAAGAAGCAACTCGCAAGGGCATTGTAGTATGGGACGGCCTCGGCCTCAAGGGTGCTTGTCACATTTGGATTGACGGTGAGGGCGACAAGGCAAATGCCGGTGCTACCACTTATACCATTTGGGACAGCGAGGAAGCCCCCGCAGACGATGACCTCGTAGAAGGACGTGTCTACCTGTTGACTGTTGATTGTCCGGGTATCAACGCATCTGCACAGAACGGTCAGATGTGGCAGTACAAGGGAGAAACAGGCGGTTGGAGTGAGTTCACCGGCGAAATCATCGCAGAGTAAGTCTGCATTATGGATTAAACGTGAATGTGGCGGAGGGCGGCCAACGCCTTACCGCCACATTTTTATTTGAACAATATAAAACCATATAACACAATGGAAAAAAGAACTTATGGCGCGCCCCGACTTGTGGATTGGGTCGCACAGATTAAAGCAGGAGCAGCCACCGTAAGAGTACACTTCACCGGCGGCGCATTAACCTCCTACGGCGTTACCCCTGCCGAGTACACAACGGACAGTCCTTTCATTCAGAAAGTGATTGAGCAAAGCAAATACTACAAGGAGGGACGTATCGTCCTGTTGCGCAAGACAGAGATTGCCGAACCTGCCAAGCCTACCAAAACCAAAAAGGTGAAGCCTCAACAGCCACGTCAGCAAGTCCCCGAAGAACCGGGGTCGACACACGCATCACCGGCTACTCCTCAGCCTGCCGAAACTCCTGTATCCAAGGAGCAGGAAGAAACACAGTCTCCTGCCGAAGCCGGTACTGAAACCGTTGAAAATCCAACAAATGACGAGCAGCAAGCCGAGCAAGTTTCCGATGATACGGAAGCGGCTGACGGCCTCAGCAAAGTAGAGGTTAGTTGCTTACAGGACGCACAGGCATATCTGCAAGAGCAATTCAACATCGCCTCCTACAAGGTACGATCATACGATGCCGCACAGCGAGCAGCATCTGAACATGGTGTCGTGTTCGTAGGTGCCAAGTTCGACACCTTGAAAGGTGGTGATGAGGTAGAGGGAGAAACTACTGAAGCAGAAGAATAAATCTCATAGACGCTATGGTATATAACATTCACGATGTAATGCGCGATGTCCGCGTATGCCTCGACCAAAACATGACGAGCGAACAGTTGTTGCAGACTGACGATATAGACACACTTGCCCTTGATGATATAATCAGAAGCAAGATTTTGGAAGCAGTTGTCAGAGTGCATACCAACGCTCCGACATATCTGTTGGAGCAGGGTCACAACTTCGGCGATGCCGTGTATTGGGGTGACCTTGAAAGCGGTTGGGTGTTGTTGCCGCAGGACTTCATGCGCCTAATCGTTTTTGAAATGAGCGATTGGGAGCGAGCTGTTTTCACGGCCATAAGCACCACCGAACCGGAATATGAGTTGCAGCGTCAGCGCATCAAAGCATTGCGCGGCACCGCACAGAAGCCGGTATGTGTAATCTCAGTGCGGCCAGAGGGAAGAGCGTTAGAGTTCTACTCATGCAAGAGTGAGAGCGCATACGTTCGCCGTGCGCAATATCTTCCTTACCCGAAGATAGATAAGGACGATGGCATAGACATCTGTGAACGCTGTTATACAGGCGTGGTGTATGCCGCAGCGTCATTAGTATTACTCACATTGGGCGAGGCCGAGAAGTCATCGGCACTCTCCGAAATATCTAAAACAGCATTACAATGAGTTCAATTCCAACAAAACAAATAGATGGTGATGTTGCGGTTGGGCGCAATGTGTCAGCCGGAGGCGATGCCAACGTACAAGGTAATGCCCGAATAGGCCACGACTTGGTTGTTGAGGGTTGGCTTGAAGCGAAGAACATCAAAGGGGTAAACAAAGGACTGTTTGCTACCGTTGCTGCTTTGCGCGAAGCTTATCCCCAACCACATGATGGTTGGTTTGCCGGAGTGTCAGCCTCGGATAAGGACATTGCAGACCTCGGACTCACCGTCCAACAGGGAAAGGCACTGTTCAGAATGTATGTCGGCAGTGGCGGTGATTGGGTGTGCGAACCTATCGACAAACTCTATGAGATTGTAGTGGACAACGAGCAAGTAGACAACCTCAGAGACGAATTGTCTACCCTGCGCGGCCAGCATGAAAATCTTGAAAAGCGCGTTGATGCCCACGACACCGAAATCAGCGGTATCAAGACACAGCAGACCACACTCGGAAACAGCATCAACACCAACACCGGCAACATCGCAACCCTCAAAGTAAGAGTAGACGGCCACGACACATCTATATCGAAGAACGCAGCCGCAATCAAGGCTATTACTGATAGCATTGGTGCGCCTAATGGTATTGCCCCGATAGATGAGAACGGCCATATTCCAACCCGTTTTATCCCCGGGGCAATGGATGATGTCAAAGAGTTTGACGGTTTTGTCGAAGTATCTACAATAAATGCCGCTTCATTGACAGGTGAAGTTCTTGTCATGTTCAACACCACGTCAAGGACATTTGTTGCGTGTGCCAAGAATACCATACCTCCACAGTATGCCAATAATTGGATAGGAGCAGAAAACTACGGTGACTTTTCTATCAATGGCCGTATGCCACAAGATGATAAAGTCTACGTAGACCGTTCTACCAATAAAACCTATCGTTGGAGTGGTAGCCGCATGGTTGTTATCGGCACTGACCTTGCACTTGGCGAAACCTATAACACCGCATATCCCGGTAACAAGGGTAAAGCAAATGCAGAAAATATAGCGTTACTCAAAAAGGCATTCTCAATTACCACGTTTGTAAACATCAACGAATTGTTTGAGAGTACCGGCAGCATGACATTTACGGATGTCGTTACGCTGCTTGACAGCGTAACAGAAGTGATTAAGCCCGGTAGCGTTGTAACATACCTCGACACGGAAAACGGTTGGAAGTCATTGCAATTTATAGGAAACGACCCCGACAACGGCATAGGTTCCGATGAAAATTGGAAAGCGTTTGGTAACGGTTCATCTGTAGGAAACTGCTACAATGTAACCGCCGCTCGACTTGCCAACGGTGATGAATTGCCGACCAATCCACCGACATACGACACAAAGCAGAGTGCCATTGAGTATGCTATTGCTAAGGGAGCAGTCAGCATCGGTGTTCAAATCACTTTTGCAGCAAGTTCCAAAGGTTGGCGAACATTCCAATATATCGGACTTAGCGAAGATGCCGATAGTTATTCCAACCTTGACAATTGGCTTGATGTAGCCGGTCAAAGCGCAGGAGAGGAAACTATACTCAACATCAACGAACTTTGCAAGGAACAGACAGGAAGTAGCGAATACTCTTTGCTGAGTGCTGTTGCAGCCTTGCTCAAGTTGTGTGAGAGCAAGGGTATTGACTATTTTAAGGACGGCCTTGTTATTACTTACTGCGTTAATGCCGGTGAACACGTATGGGAAGCAAAGCAACTACTTGACAAGGCAAGTGCCGATAATTCCGAAGCATGGAAAGATTTCGGTGGTGGTGGCAATGACCTTGAGGCAAACGATGTGCCGACCGAGGGAGGTAAAGACGCATTCAGTACCGGCGGCGCATACGAGCGCATGATAGTAGACTTCGAGGAAAGTTTCAGCGAGGACGGTAATTCCAAAACCTATCAGCCTGTAAATGCAAAGAGAAAGCCAATAGGCAGTCCCATTACCGTACCTCTCGGCGGTGGAGGAGGCAGCACAGATGCAACCTCATTCGCAGTGCGCTTTGAGAGTCAGACAATTTACGGCGCAGCAGGAGGCAAGATAATCGGACGATTTGCAGCCCGAAGCGTTACGCGCATTGGCGAGGAAGAAGTCGTAAACAACATTACCGAAATATCAGTCAGTGATGCTAATACCGGCGTATTGCTCAAGACAGAAATTCTCACCAACGAGCGCAGTTCTGCCTCACTACAAGATTTCAAGTTCTCAGTAGACTTCACAGATTGGTTTGACGGTGCCGGGCAGCGCAGCTTCATCGTTGCCGTAAAAGACCAAGAAAGCAACGTGCGCCGTGTTGATGTAAGCGTGAACTGCGTTGATGTTACTGTTGAAATATCCAAGGCACTGAATGAATGTCGTATTTCTACCGGTGCAGGTATGACAACTCTTAATAGTTTCTACATCTTTCCGCGCAACACCCTCGGAGGAGCAGGAGGCGGTATAGATGCTATCATTGAAATTCTGTGGGATGGAGAATGGAAGGAACTCGGCAGAGCCAACATCCAAAAGACATTCTCGCAGGACATCAGCATAAATCCTACCAACGTACTCGGCGGCGGCGAAAAAATGCAGCATGGCTCATATTTGCTCCGCATACATGGCTATGCACCACAGGCAAAGGTTACCGGCAACTATGTCTATACCTCAATAATGTGCATAGATAGTTCTAAGTCCACAGAGCCTATTGTGTCAATCCGATACGATGCAAATACCTATGACGAAGAACTGAATGGCACTGTTGCGCTATACGATACAGCCATATTGCAGGTAGCCGCGTACACCGCTGCAAGTATCAGTGGCAATACGCAGGTATCAGTCAAAGCCAACGGAGAAACGATACAGACATTCAATGCTGCATCTTCCTCAACCTACCAAGTAAAGTATCAAATACAGGGCTATACCAATGGCGACAACATCGAATTTGTTGCAGAAGGAACGTGGACAGAGGCCAATGGTAAGAAACACAGAGGCCAAAGCCACACAATCAATGTTACGGTCGATGGAAGTGCAATAGATGTGCAACTGAAAGGTGGCGCAGCTTTTGCCTACGACTTCGCACTACGAACCAATGCGGATGTGGACAAGACCATCAAAGACAACAATGTTACGATGTCTGTAACCGGCGCAAATTGGCGTACTAACGGTTTTGTTCAGTACCTTGGGCAAAATTCTCTGCGCATTGCCGAGAACATGAAAGCCACAATCCCATACTATCCTTACTCCAAGCAGACTAACGAGAGCGCAGGAAACGCTGTGCAATTTTCCTTTGCCACTGACAATATCAAGGATAAAGACGCCTTGCTCATGCACTGTTACGACCCTGCCACCGGCACCGGCTTCTATGTCAAAGGAAACGTGGCCGGCATATATTGCTCTAAAGGTGTAAAACATCAGCGACAGGAGCGCAAGTTCCGAAGCAAGGAGCAAATCACTATGGCAGTAGTTGTAGAACCTGCGAGCCGGGCATACGAGCGTGGTAATGAAAAATACTCCACCATTAAGATGTACCTCAACGGTGAGGAGGTCGCTTGTTTGGGTTATATACCAGGACAGAACGCAATCTCGCAGAACAAGCCCATCATGTTTGACGGTACGCAGGGCGACCTGTATCTCTACTACATCATGGCATACGAGAGTTACTATGAGTGGTCGCAAGCCTTTAACAACTATCTTGCAAAACAAACCAATGTAACTGCAATGATGGCCGAGTTTGAAAGCGAAGATGTGCTTGACACACTAAACCGTCCGAGCCTCGACAAACTCAAAGCAAAGGGTATGCCGTATTATGTTGTGGTGGCTCCGCAGAAAGTGTTTGATGAATTTGACAGTGATACCAACACGTCTACCAAATTCACCTGCACCCTGTTCTACTTCAACCCTCAGCACCCAGAGTTGAACTTCATGGCCACCAACGTACAGTGGCGCAGACAAGGAACTACATCGGCGAAACGACCAATTAAAAATGACCGTTTCTATCTCAACAAGCCCGTCAATAAAGCGGACAAGATTGTTATCACGCTGCTCAATCCAAACGAGGACACCGAACTCGGACGGAAGGCCATTGCACTTGCCGCCAAGAACTATGTACTTGTTCAACCTAATGCAATCCCCGTTCAGATTATTACCGTCAAGGTAGACTTTTCAGACAGCAGCAACGCAAACGATTGCGGCGTATGCGACATGATGAACAACACGTTTAAGGCAATGGGCAGCGCATATCAGACACCTGCCCAAAGAGCCTATGACGGAACATTCACCAAAGGCGACCTGCATATAGAGGGATGTCAAATGGACCACTCGACCAAGAACCATCCTATTGCTGCTTTCCGTGCCACAAACGAACAACTGACAGACGCATGGTTTCATGCGAAAGGCAATTGGAAAGAGGATAAGGGAGAACAACTTGCACTCGGTTTCAAAGACACACCCGGCTATAATAAAGGCTGCTTGAACTATGGTGATTTCATAGAGTTCTTCGGTAATCGCAATGAAACACTCTCGCAAATTGAGGCACGTTTCAAGACAACAGACGGTTTAGACACAGATAGCATCTACCTGTTGAGCCAATACTGCGGTCGTGACTATCTCATCATGCGCCATAATGGTACAGCATGGCAGCGCAGTACCGGCTCAATGAAACAAGTAGGCGGGAAATGGGTAGTTACCGGCGATGTCCTTAACCCTGTTACCGGCTTTGAGTTGCTCTCTTATCAAGGTTTCTGCTGGTGGAAAGGAGTATCGAGCGTTGACGATATGATGAAGATGGAGGCCGATAAATCCTCATGGGTTCAGAAACTCGTCAATAGCGGTGATGTGTCTGCCGACACATTCCCGAAGTGGACGCAATACTTTGAATGCATGGTAGACGACGACCAATTGCAGATTGACCTTGCATACGGTCGCAAAGTTCCATACGAACTTTACAGAATGTTGAGGTTCTGCCACGACTGCGACATGATTGCATCCGTAGAAGGTAAAGAAAACCGTTGGCAGATAATCGAGAACACCACAAAGATGGCGAATTGGAGAAACAATCTGTGGCAATACGTATCGCCGCAGAGCCTGTACGCCTATACATTGTTCACCGATTATCTTGCAGCCACCGACCAACGCGCCAAGAATATGCAGCCTATGTGGTTTTTGGAGGACGGCCAGAGTGTTACCAACGGTGTCTATTCTGCCGAACACGCCGTGAGAATGTATCTCAACAAGGTATATGACTGCGACACCTGTAACGGCAAGGACAATGACGGCGGTTGCACCGTAGATCCCGAAGCAGACCCCAACCGCATGACTGACGACAACTATGTCAATCCATACGCAGGTTATGGTTCAATCCTGTTCAACAATGTGGCCATCGTTCCAACTGTTTATCTTGACGCAACACACAGCGGAAGTCAGCAACTTTCACTCGGAACTGTTGCAGCCGCCATGCGCTCTGCAAAGACCAATGTGGACGGTGTGGACATGGTGCCGTTCTCCCCGGAGGGCGCACAATACTTCTTCGTTGAAAAGCGTCTGAAGTTTTGGAAGAAACTCATATCGTCCTTTGACGGCGAACGTAAGTACATCGAGAGTGTAGGCACGAGTGATGATATTTACTTCTATGCTCTGCAAGGCTTGGGACTTACAGCCCTGCCGCAGTTCATCGAACAGCGTTGGCGCATCCGTGACGGTTACTATCAGACCGGCCAATTCTTCAGTGGTGTGTTGAGTGGCCGTACATCATGTGCAAGCAGTAACGCGCGTATCCGTATCGTTGCCGCCATGACCGGCTATTTCGGTGTAGGCCATGATGCAAGCGGCCAACTTGACGAGGTAGTGTTCCTCGAAGCAGGACAAGAGCATTACTTTACAAAGTTCAGCCACACAGAGTATGCCTTGCTCTACATCTATCAAGCAGACCGCATCAAAGAGATAGACTTGAGCGAGATAAGCCTTGACAGCAGTTTCAACTTCCAAGTAATGAAACTTGCTGAGAAGATTATCATCGGAAGCGAAAGCAGACAGGATGTATCAATCGGTGCCGCCGTCCCTATCAGTTCTCTTCCTCTCGGGCAATTGCCGTTCCTGCGTGAACTCGACACACGCAACACAACCGTTGCGAGCATTGACGCGAGCAGTTGCCCACGAATAGAGATAATCAGAGCCGGAAATTCGCCGCTGCAAAACTGCCTTATTGCAGAAACAGCTCCTATCAGCGTGTTGGAATTGCCCGACACCATGACGGAACTTTCTCTTGTCAATCTTCCCAACCTGTCATATCCCGGCGGTCTGACTATTGCAGGATTGAGCAATATAACAAAACTCATGATTAGCGGTAGCCCAAAGATTGACGCAATGACAATGATTAAGAACATCGTTGACGAGGCCGGACAGATTAAAAGTATCGGACTACGCGATGTGAATATCACGGCCAGCGTTGAAATCCTGCGCTCTTTGAAAGCAACCAATGCCTACGGCCTCGATGAATATGGAAACGACATCGCAGCCGACAAGAATGTTGAGGGCATAGGAAAACAATGCTCCGGCCTTACAGGCCGTTGGATATTGTCAGAACTGATAGAGGATGAGGACGAAAACGGAGTAGCCGGTCTTAACAGCCTCAAAGCCTACTTCCCGGCTCTTGACCTCTACAACTCTCAGTTCTCTATCGTGAAATGTTCTGATGTGGTGGATGCGCCGGGTGAGAAATGGGGAAACCTTGACAACCTAACAGGCGCACTGTTCTCAGCCGCCTATAAGCGTTCGGGACACCCTTTGCGCATCTTTGAAAACACTTGGGCGTGTCGTGCTGACTACAATGCAAAGTTGCAACGCATTGAACTGCGCAGATTGAGCCGTGCCAACTTCAATTTCATGCTTGACGGCAGCGAAATTGACCTTGCAGATGTAGCAGGTGCCGGTTATGACATCATGCACCTACTCGGTCATGGTTGGTATAAAGGCGTGAGCGACTACAAGAACCAAGACAAATACTATATATGGTCGAGCTGCGACAATGAACCTCTCTCAACGGCCAACGTGAGAAAGATATACCGCCTCGCAGACCTACTGTATTCCGATAGTCAAGGTGTATATGTAGATGCAGACACCACAAACGGCATGAATGTCGCAGACCTACTCGGGCAAGGTTCTAATGTCAATGTATACCGTGTAGATGTAGACGGTATGAAGCAAGTACGTTGGCCGGGCATGAACAATCAGACAATGGGCTGTGTGTTCACAGATGCAGACGGAAAAGTCGTTGGAGTGTTCCAAATGGCCGTAAGCAATACGAACTTTGATTTTACAATCGGCAACTACATCTACGAGAAAGTTCCGCAGGGCGCAAAATGGTTCTATTTTACTACATTCAAAGACCTTGACAATAGCGAGGTTCATGTTGTAGACAGTGACAGCCTCGAAGCCATCGAGCCGGAATGGACGGAGATTAAAACCCCGAAAGCCCTCAACGAACAGATAGAGGACGGTTCAGTGTTCGGCACATATCCGATTACTATTGACGGACTCGGTATGCCGCGAAGCATAAGCAGTGGACGCTCGCGCAAAGGCACAGGCACATCTACCATAAATCCTAATTGGCTTTATGACGATGATGGTAACGCTGTAGAGTTGCCGACCGGCACAATCAACTACTGCATGAAAGATTTCCAAAACCTTGCAAGGCTCAGAGGCAAGGGGTATCAACTCCAGGACTATGAGCAACACAAGGAAACATCAATCCTGTGGTGGGCTTTGAACGGACACAGCGATGAGCAAAGCATTGTCGGTAGAGGAACGCATGACGGTCTACTCAATCAAGCCGATAACATCGGTATGGCAGACACACAGAGCAGCGGCAACGTGTTTAACTCCATACTCGGCATTAAAGGATATGTTGGCTGTGACTCGGAATGGTTAGATAACCTTGCACTCAATGTAACCTCGTTCAAAGAGTTCTTCAAAAACAAAGGCGTTGAGGTATCATCATTCCCGATTGACGGCGTTGCGCACATATTCAATCCTATCACTGGAGAAGAACGTACCGTGCAATGTCTGACATCCGGCGGCGGCAACTGCATTGTTCGCCTTGTTCATGGTGCTAAGTGTGATATATTACCATCACGAACAATCGGCGACACAAGCCAATACATTGTGGCATTTTGCGCCGGTTGGTGGTACACACATTCGCGCAGCCGCGTGGTTTCGCGGTCGGGC